TTACTGTCTTCTTCGTCGTAAACACCGTCGTTGTTGGTGTCACACGTACGCTTCCACAAAATCATATCAAAGGTCAAACCTTCGTGCCACGGTACATAAGCCTTACACCACTCATGTGAGCCTTGTGCTACTTCGTCAGTACCGTCTACGTCTGGAACGTAGTCTCTTGTAGACCAAGGAGACTGAGAACGGAAGATTACGTCATCGTTATTCATTGTCTGTTTACTAAACATAGAACTATTACTAATATAAATTTCTTGTCCTTTTTCTACTGTGTACGTAGACCCGTCCTCGTAGTTAATAACTGTTTGACCAAAAAGTGCTGATGAACAAAAAATCAAAGAGGCTAATAGGTACTTAATCATTGTTTTGTTTCTCCTAAAAAGTTTAGTAAAGCCAAAGCACCGGAGCAGAACCCCGTGTGTCTACGTGAATAAAGTCACTAGCGACGCCTATACCCGTAAAGCCCATCTGAAGCGCCTCTCTTATTATACTGTACCGTTGAGCAGAGTTAGTTATTTTTATGTCTGCCGCTATTCCTTGCGAATGTGTTCCCGGTACATCTTTTTTAGCTTCTATGGGGTGGGTAGGGCTACGAAAGCCACTAGTGATAACAAAAGGAAAACCACAACGATCCCTAAGTTCATCTATCTTTTCCATGAACTCAGGTTCCATGTTGTTCTCACCTGTGTGTTGACAGTTGAACTCAGCTACTGTGAAGTATCTCAAGAAGTTTTAGTCCTCAAGTACTCAAAGAACAGTGCAGATTGGTCTTCAACACTACGTTCTGCTTCGTCAATCAGCAAGTTCGCCTTCGATAGGCTGACCCTCTTCACCGCCGTCAGTAATAGTTGTAGTTCCAACACCAGTGATGTTAATCTGGATTGCACTTCTGCCTCCATCTTTGACTATCTCCTTCTCAAATGCAGCAACAGGAAGAATACGATCCATAACTAACTTCCACGCTGCTGCTTGGTTCTTATGTTCTGGGTCTAATGCTGCATCAAATATAGAATCCATCACGGCACGAGAACGAGGAGAGTTTAACATCCTTGCCTTGTACTCATTTATGATGGCTGCATCACCCTTTGGCCTACCTACAGCCTTTCTGCCTCCTTTTTTCTTAGAGGAAACAGCAGACTTCTTAGGGCGACCAACAGGATTACCTGAATGTTTGTCGTTATCCATACTATATAGACTCAACCTAGTTGGGTTTTTTGGTTCTTTTCTTATATTTGTCTATGTGTTCCTAATTATTTGTAGTTAGGAGTAGTACATATCTCTATTGTTCTGTATATATGTATTATTATACCACATTTTTGTACAAAAGTCAAGAAGAATTTACAAAAGATGTAAAATTACCTGCCCGACAGTGGATTTACAGTGCAGATTCTGTGTAGTTACAGTGCAGATTACACAGTTCTAGTTAGTAAGCACTAACTTTTTAATAAATAAGGACAATTTACTAGAATTACTATGACCTAATTTGACCTTTTTTTGTGTCTAGGCAGGACCACCGCCGCGAAGATCTGCAAAATCCCCTCCCCGGCCCCAATACTGTACAGATATACAGTACTGTACGTCTATACAGGTAATCGAGAATGGGGAAGAATGAGAGTCGAGGAAGGTGCTTCATAGACCCAACACCAACGACCAGCAGAGAGCGATACAGAGCCACACAGAGCCTATAAAAACTTAAATGCATTTAAGGTTTATTTGTCTTTATCTGTTGACATTTGAAAACCCATACTTCAGAATCTATTTATGGTGCTATATCGCACTGTTGTTATAGGTAGATAAATATGAAATCTGAAAACATCCAATCCAACACTAGCGCCCCGTTCCTCGCTGGCCGACAGTTTGGCACATGGCAGACAGAAACATCGCTGACCATAGTCAACAGACTGTTAAAGGATGCCCAGTCGATCCATACCGCGCAGGACATGAAAGACTATTGCAATGGTTACAAAGAGACACTGAGCGGTAGCACTGGCTCTAAAGACTCGCAGACCAGCATGGTTCGCTGTATCCTTAAGGTTGCTACTGGTCTCGACAAAGCGATGGCCGACTACCACAAAGTCAAGACACCATCCGCTGGTCAAAAGGTAGTACAAAAACAGATCGACAAAGGCGCGAAGGGTATCGACTCACTCGCCAAGGCGCTACGCATCCCCAGCGCTGGCAAGGCCGAGGGCGAAGCGGAACCGGAAAGCGAAACCGGCACCAATGAGACACAAGACAATCTGTTGGCATGGTGGGAAGATTGCAAAAAGCTCGGACACTCTAATAAATACGGGCTGACAAACGACGAAATGCTGGCCTTCCTCGCTCAGACAATCGCCAAGTGAATGACACTATCGGCCTTATTCTGATAGCCTGTTTCCTGCTGATCGTTTACTCTGAACTGACACAGTAAACGTAGCACTCTGAAGCCCTGCCTACATGGTGGGGCTTTTTTATGCCCGTAATAGTCGCATCTAGCGACGCTGTACTCTCTCTATCGCTCTCACAGCGACGTTATATCCCTACCCTATACCCTACCCTTCCTATTGTTATCGTTGCTCACAGAGCCATACAGAGCCTCTCAGCTTGACTAGCAGGTTATGCCATGAGATAATATGTGCATGGTGGAGATATAACTTTCTGCCATATCAAAAAACTTAAATGCATTTAAGAAATGCGAGGAGATGTTATGTATACGATAAACAAAACCGAGGCACCGCAACCATTAAACTTAAGAAATCGTGGCAGTTATTGGCGTGACTTGTTCGAGAAGATGGTTCGTAACGATTGGATTCGCGTCCCGAAAGAGCATCATGCAAGAACGTCAGCGGCAGCAAGTACATATCTCAAGGGTCGTTACTCTTTGTATCGTATTGGTGACGGGTCGAGCGACTATTGCTTGTTGAAGCTACGTTGAGGAGGAGTGATGATGAGCAGACCTATTCATGAGATAGCACGAGACGTTAATGCAACGTGGTCGAAGGTGTCACCGTATGCACAGCCATACCTTGATGCCATGCAGTACCTGACTACCATTAACGATGACTATTACCTTGACAGTGGTAGGAGTGTGGTGCTTTACTTCCTATCCAACGCTGCCTCGTGGCGTGGTGATGATGCGAGGCGTATCAAGAAGGAACTGAAGGAGATGCTATGAGTAAACTAACTGACGCAAGAGATGCAGTGGGTGGTTTTTCTAATCCAAGTAAGATGCCATGCAAAGCATACTCAATACCAGCGGAGGAGTGTCACACTGGATCTGTACTGAGGGAAGTGGTGGGTTCTACATGTGAGGACTGCTATGCCTGCAAGGGTATGTATGTTTTTCCTAATGTTCAGAAGGCTTTACGCCGTAGGTTTGATGCTCTTTCTCATCCTGATTGGGTGGACAACATGGTGGTAGGTATCAACAAAGCAAAGTACTTTAGGTGGCATGACTCAGGTGACATCCAAGGTGTCGAGCACTTAGCTAACATCGTGGAGGTGGCGCGGCGTACACCTGAGACTAAGCACTGGTTGCCTACTCGTGAGGCTAAGTACGTAGCACAGTACAGTGGTGACGTACCGGACAATCTCATCGTGCGTGTGTCTGCTGCAATGATTGACGGTACACCACCAAAGAGGTTTGATTTGACATCGACAGTGCACAAGGATAGAATCCCTACTGACTCGTTCGTATGCCCCGCACCTAAGCAGGACAACAAGTGTGGTGAGTGTCGAGCGTGTTGGGATAAAGCAGTACCGAACGTAAGTTACACGCATCATTAATCTTAAATGCATTTAAGGAGAAGTATCATGGGTTGGAGAAATAGTTACATTGAGATAAGCACAGAGATTGATCTGAATGATTACGACGATGACATCATGGATTACATGGAGCCTGATAACATCAACGATGCTCTGGAACTGATGGAGCGGTGGGGTTACAGTGAGGGTGACATCGTAGCGCACCTGCTTGAAGAGCCTGATGCATTCTATAGTATGGTGTCGAGCGTACTGACAGTGGAGACTGCACTGGCAATGGTCAAGGATGTGTACGAGTTGGGTAATGGTATACGTACACGTAACGAGACTGCCAAGGATAATCAAATTGCTGAGTTGAAGCAGAGGGTTGACGATCTGTTGGCGTTGAACCATACTGTAATCAAGGAGAGTAACGATGGGGACAGCTAGTATGTATGGTAATCAGGTGATGGATGTGGAGTTAGACTGCGAGTGGATGTCTATCTACGCAACCATTGAGTATCTTATGTATGGTGATGAGGAGGAGTTAATTGAACTGGTATCAGTTAAAACACGCGGAGTTGATATCACTAGTTGGGTCAATTCTAGTTATATATTTGATCTTATTTCTGATGAGATAAGTAATGCAGACTACCACCATAGTGATCATGGAGATGACGTATGACTATTGTACAATTTGATACAGACTTACCTGAGTATGCAGCACCTTGTGAACGTCCTGTTATTCAGATGTTAATTGACATGTGCCTACGTGATGAAGGCAGAGTGTCAGTGTGGGACGGTGAGGAGTTCTCTGTGCAAGGGTGTAACAGCAAGGACAACATCCTGAAGAACTTAGCGCAGACTGACATGGATCAGCTTGAAGCGTTTGATAAGGAAGGTAACTACCTTGGTTTCTTCTTGTTGATATACAACAACGGATCAGAGGGTGAGCCTATGGTTGTGATATCTGATTACAGCAGCAACGAGTGGTGCGATAGGGTGTACTACAGACTTAGTGAAGTGTTCGGAGGGTATGAGATATGAGTTACTACATCAAACCAGTTGATGAGTTGAAGCCGGGACGCCTTGCTGTGTATCGTAAGGTGCAGAGGTTGCGTGACTTCAAACCAGAGAACGGTGTTGAATACATGGTGTTCCCCAGTAAGAAGGCAATGAAGACAGCGTTCTTTATTGACCTGTACTGTGGTAAGAATGGTAAGCTAGTTAAGCTTAAAGACAGATCGATGATGAGGTTTTAATGTGAGAGATGGTATGACTTACAAGGAGATAGGCGAAGTTCTTGGTATATCAGGTGAGAGAGTTCGCATGATAGAGGCACAGGCGTTGAGAAAACTACGTCGTTCAGGTAGGTTGAGGGACTTCCTTTGCCTACTTGAAGCACCTATCAAGGAGAATTACGGTGAAAAAGTACCGAGAAAATAACGTGCACTGTGTAGTTTAGTGTGGTAAACTAAACTATATAGATAACTAAGTATTAATATTACTACTAATACTATTACTAATACATAGGAACTATATAGTATGAATAAACAAGACATGATCGAAGAGCTAGTTGAGTTTGAATTTAATAGTGTTACTCTCGTTGAGGTGGTGCAGATATACATCAAGCTTCAACGGGAGTTCCTTGATGCCTCGTTAACTGAAGATGAGGTGTTGTCTAAATACAACGATTTGTTTGGTGATGCGGAGGTAGTACACTAATGTCATTTGTCAAGTTACATCAGGAGTGTGATGACTGTGGGTCTAGTGATGCACTGTCATATAACGAGGATGGATCTAGTTACTGCTTTGCCTGTGCTAAGTTCACCCCTTCAGAGTCCACAGGAGCGTCTGTGAGCGACATAAAGGAACGAGTAGTACCAGCGGCAGGGTTCGATAGATCATCCTTCACAGAGCCATACAGAGGCTATCAGGATAGGGGTCTAACTGCTACCACCATGTCTGCATACTCTGCACAGCAGAAAGCAGGTAACATTCTGTTTGGTTATCATGATCCTGTTGGTGAGCTAGTGGCGGTGAAGACTAGGTATCCAGACAAGCAGTTCAAGATCAGTGGGGATTGGAAGAAGGCTGGCTTGTACGGTCAGCATCTATTCCCTAGTGGTGGTCAATACATAACCGTAGTGGAGGGAGAGTTCGATGCACTGGCAGGATATCAAATGTTTGGTGGTAAGTATCCTGTTGTTTCTATTCGTAATGGCGCCCAAGGTGCTGCTGCTGATTGTCGCAGGGCATATGACTTTCTCGACCAGTACGATCATATTATCTTTTGCTTTGACAACGACGATCATGGGCGCTCTGCTGCTCTAGAATGTGCTGACATCTTTGGTGGTAAGTCTAGGATCTATCATCATGGTGAGCACAAGGATGCGTGTGACTATCTGCTGAACGGTGACAAGGAGGAGTTCGTCAAGCGGTGGTGGGCGGCTAAGACCTACACACCTGATGGTATGGTGATGTTGGGTTCTCTGCGTGAGGCACTGAAGAAACCGTTGGAGGAGGCAGAGGTACGCTACCCGTACAAGGGATTGGATGACATGACGTTTGGTGTGCGTCCTACTGAGCTAGTCACCATCTGTGCTGGCTCCGGTCTGGGTAAGTCTACGTTCATGCGTGAGCTAGTGTTCTCCATACTAGGACAGACCAACGACAGGGTAGGACTAGCCTTCCTTGAGGAGACACCTGATCGTACTGCTCGTGGTCTGGTAGGACTGCAGATCAACAAGCCTATACACCTACCGGGATGTGACTACTCACCATCTGAAGTAGACCAAGTGTTTGACAGCATGGATCTTGATGATCGTG